GAGCCTTGGAGAGACCGCGGTTATGTAGCTTGGAATTTATGGGGTGGCACAGCCGGCGTTGATTGGGCCATCAGAACAATGGACAAATTAAAGGATTAAATATGTCATTTGACAAAGACCAATACCAAAGAGCATTTGAACGCCAATTGGATATTGTAGATGCGCGGCAGATTACCAAGGTCAAAAGATTTTATCGAGATAATTACAACAAGGGTATCGAGTCATTTTTAAGTGGCAACCAAACCGATTTCAGTTTGTTGTTCCCCACAACCGAATTACTTAAAATATACCGCGATTTATATACCGATATTGGTATGGATTTCGCCAAATGGTATGCAAGGAATTACGATCGTTTGATCAAAAAGAATTTTGACGTTGAGCAATTTCTTGATCAATGGGAGGTGCGATTTGCGGCCTTTGGAGATGCCATTGGAGGGCAGAGGGTAACGCTTGTTAGGGGAACGGCACTAAGAACATTGAAGCGCATTACATTGGGATTATTAGAGGATCAAGAATTTATGATGCTTGGCACAAAACAAAAGGCAACGATATTGCGCAGACAATTCAGCACATATACACAATACCAAGCAGAGCGATTAGTGCGCACCGAATCAACATTGGCGGCTAACTTTGCCAGCGGTGTATCGGCACAAACCATATTTGCTGGGCAGCAACTAATGAAAGAATGGATTGCATCGTTTGATGACCGCACAAGAGATACGCATGCAGAGGCCGGTGCTGGTGAGCCAATAAAAGAAAACGAGGCGTTTATGGTTGGCGGCAATATGATGATGTATCCCGGAGATCCAGCCGGAGGTGCGGCGGAGGTAATTAATTGCCGTTGCAGTATTGCATATTTTCCTATTGATCCAGTTGCCGTACAAGGAGATTATACCGACATTGGATTTGGTATTGGTGGCGGAACAACCATCAGCATTTGATAAAATGAAAAATATTATCTTTACAAAAAATAAATTATGAGTTCAATATTATATAAGGCGGCTCCCATTGGCGAGTTATTGGATGCAGACGAAAATGCTGGTATCATTAAAGGATACGGATCGTATTTTGGCAACAAGGATTCCGATATGGATGTGATCACCAAAGGCGCATATACAAAAACCATCAAAGAGAATGGCGAGCGCGTAAAGTATTTATATCAGCATGATATGATGCAACCCATTGGTAAGATGCGCGAGTTATATGAGGATGATAAAGGCCTTGTATTTGTCGCAGAGATTGCCAAAACGCAACTTGGTAAAGATGTAGTCGAGTTGATGAAGTCTGGAGTCATTACCGAAAACAGCGTCGGTATTATGCCAATGCAAAAGCAAAACAAGGGTGATTATCGCGAAATAACAGAGGTCAAACTTTATGAGATCAGCGCGGTAACATTGGCGGCCAATGATCAAGCCAAAATATTAGATGTAAAAGGAAACATTGACTTGGATAAATTATCCAAGCGTTACGATAATCTTGCCAAGTTAATTCGCAAGGGTGAAATTTCTGATGATATGGGTTATGCCATTGAAGCGGAGATTCAAAAATTAAAATCATTATTTGTCGAGTTCACAAAGCCATCGGAAGATACTTTGCCGGATGTTGAAGTCAAAAACGATGATTCGGAAATCTTTAACTATTTTATTAATTCCATAAAAAAATAATACAATGGAAGAAAATGTAAAAAATCAAATCGATGCCATTAGTGGTGCGATTGATTCAAAAATCGAAAAGAGCAACGCCGCAGCTGTTGAGGTGGCAACTCAAAAATCAAATGAAATCGTAAAGCAAGAAGTATCTGGTTTGGTTGCAAAATTCAACGAGCGTATGGATGCAATGGAGGTTGCTAACAAAAAGCAATTTAGCCAGAGCAAGCCAATGACATTCAAAAGTGCTTTATCTGAAGCCTTAGAAGGTGGCGCAATTGAGTCATTGACTAAAGGCAACAGCCGCAGCGCGTCATTGACAATCAAAGCCGATATGACTATTGGAGCAGATTTCACCGGAGAAGTTATCCCAGCGGATCGCGTTCCCGGTTACAAATACGATCCGACTCGCCCGGTACACATTCGCCAATTGATTCCTCAAGGATCAACTGCGTCTGATGTTGTGCGTTTCGTAAAAGAGAGCGGATATTCAAATGGTGCTGCTGCAACTGCTGAAGGAACAACCCTTACTCAGTCTGATTTTGATATGACTGCCAGCGACGCTAACGTCCGCAAAATCGGCACTTATTTCCGTATTTCTGAGGAGATGTTGGCTGATACGCCTCAACTTACCTCATATCTATCTGCGCGTGCGCCAGAGAAATTGTTAGAAGTTGAGGATACTCAAATCTTATCTGGAAACGGAAGTGCGCCAAACTTAAGCGGTATCATCACAGATGCTGCTGATTTTGATGTTTCTTCTGGTGGTGAGTTTTATCAGTCAGTTGACAACGCTAATGAGTTTGACGTTTTAGTTGCTGCATTGAATCAATTATCAATCGCTAATTACAACGCCGATACCATTTTGCTTAACCCAACAGATTTCCATAAAATCTTGTTATTGAAGGATTCAACAAACGCTTATCTTAAGGATCAAGTTTATGCTGGCCTTCAACCAAACTTTATGGGCGTTCGCGTGATTCTGAATACTGCAATTACTGCTGGGACTTTCTTAGTAGGTAATTTCGGAGTGGGATCACAGCTTTGGGTTCGCGACAATGTAAACGTCGAGTTCTTCAGAGAAGATGGCACAAACGTAAGAGATGGATTTGTTACCGTTCGAGTATCTGAGCGCGTGGCACTTACTAACTACTTGCCAAATGCATTCGTAAACGGAACATTCTCAACTGCAATTGCTGCATTAGAGACTCCGTAATTATAGGGATGGAATAATGAAAGGAGGCCTTCGGGCCTCTTTTTTTTGCGCCAATAAAAAATAATTTGAAAGTATTTTTGTTTTTATTTGGTGTAATTAAAAAAATTTTTTTAGATTTGTAGTGTAATCAAATAACAACAACGATATGACAACTATTCAAAACACAATCAAAGAAGCCTTCGACAAAAGAGATAGAAATTTTTTAAATGGCAGCGACTGGACTCAGAATTTGCCAGAAGATTTCAGAAAGATGATGAAATCACTTTGGTTAGACCATCCTAACGACAACTCATTTGGTCGGTTTTTACTCAACTTAATGAATATGAACGACTAAATAAAACAACGGCCGCCTCGCGCGGCCTTTATCCTTTTTATTATGGCAACACAGAAACAAGAGTTAAAAAGCAAGATCAAAAAAGTGAATTACAATATCGCATATTGTGAGGCGCGCCAGATGAGAAAGACAAATCCAATTTATCGCGATTTGATCAACCGCCGCGAGATGCTGATTTCCACATTAAACAATATTAGATAATGGAGGCGGATCAAAGAATACAAGAGGCACTGATTAAAATTGAGTTATTACTGCGTTTCTTGCCTTATATGGCACCGGATAACTTGGTTGTAAGGGATAAGGTCAAAGAGATACAAAAGACGCTTAAAACGGCTAAAAATGATAAATAGAACGAAAACCGGATTATATATACTACACCGCGGAAAGCGAGTGGAGGTATTTACAGAAAAGGAATTGAAAAAATATTTAAATCGATCAATATGGCAGAGGGCCGCGGATTGGTTTTTAACTAAAATAGATTTATAGAAATGGAATGGTTTGATTTTATGAATCCGGCAAATGATCCGGATTGCGAATGCCCAGAGTGTGGCAGACCTCAGCAATATGAGGGTCATTGTTCGAGTAATTGTGCTAATGCGTCGATGTTATGAGTTTTAAGGAGAAAATAAAAGCCGGTTTGGTTTTGAGTTTTACATTTATGCTGCTGCGTCAATTTTTAGTTTTTGGCGATTTATGGGGGTGTTTGTTTTTTGCGATAATTTTATTATCTTTGATCATCTCAGAAGGTTAGGTTAGTTATTTGTTTTTAGGAGAAAATGGGTTTGCGTCATGCGGCCCATTTTTTTTGTACCTTAGGCAAATGGATATCAATATCCTTGGCTGCACAGCAGAATATCGGTTCGCAGTTATGGCAATGGAAAACGGATTTAGGGTTTCAATGCCATTGCTGGATTCTTCACCTTATGACGCGATCATAGAAACACCGAGCGGATTGCTAAAAATCCAGATCAAATCAACAAGGCAGAAAGTAAAAAATAACGCTGTTGCGATTACCCTAAAAAGAGAGGGCGATCCTTATACTTTGTTTGATGTTGATTATTTCGCCATTTGGGTTGATGAGTTTAAAGGGTTTTATATCATCAAAAACAACGGCACGCAACGCCGCATCAAGTTCACTATTAACGGGAAAAAATATTCGAATAATTTTAATAACTTTGACCTTCTTGTTTAATTCTTTGTTTTCATTGTTTCGAAATGCGCTGCAAAATTATTGTGGCGCATTTTTTTTATCTTTACAAAAAATAAAATTATGGGTTTAGTTTGTTTAATTGATTTGCAGCACAAAGGCAAGTCGTACAAAAAAGGAGAGGCCATTGCGGTTGATCCGGCAAAAGTATCCGTTTTTATCAGTAAAGGATGGGCCAAAGAGAGTGGCGATGCCTTTGCCGATATTGATGTCGAGGTGAAAGAAATAAAAGCCAAACGCCAAACTAAAGAATTTAAAATTGATATAGATACCAAAAGCGATGCGACAGATCAAGATTAACGCCACATTAGGATCGGAAATAATTACCACAACCGATGTCAAAAATTATGTAAGGATTGACACATCAGCAGATGATGCGCTGATTGATCGCATGATAATACAAGCGCGCATCTGGGCCGAGAATTTTATCTCAAGAGATATCGTATCCAAAAACCGCACATATTACATTGACAATACAGATACCGGATTGTTTGATGTGCCATTTGCACCGATCACAAGCATTTCAGAGGTCAGCATCAATAATACTGAGACAACCAATTACGAGATTTTAGGATTGGACAATGAGACAATCGAATTGGATCAAGGTTCAGCGGATCGCGTAAAAATCACATATATCACCAGCGGATTGAATGATGCGTTGATTCAGCAAGCATTATTGCAGTTGGTATCGACTTATTATGACAACCGCGCAGATTTTGTCAGCGGATCAGTCAGCGAGATTCCGACCAATGTAAAAATGATTTTGTCATCTTATAAAACGATGTTTCTTTAATGGATGCCGGGAGACTCAATACAAGAATTGCGATCAATAGGTTCACAAAAACGGCGGATGATTTCGGCGGTTATAACAGCACCAAGGTTGTGTTGAAATACATTTGGAGCCATTTGAAAGAGATTAAAGGCAATGTGAGCGCAGAAAACGGAATGACGCAGCGCAGAGTTACAGCCGAGTTGATAGTGCGTAAAAAAGCAGCTGAGGACATTTTAATTGGCGATACTTTTACCATTGAGAATGAGGATGGGGAATATAAGATAAACGATAAATTCCAAAGTAATTTGGATTTTTACACAACAATAGTGGCAACGAATATAGTATAATGGCCGGGGTAAACGCATCGATGAAGATTAACCAAAGTGATTTGGCGCAACTCAATAAAAAGTTGGCTTATCTCAAGGGTTATGATCGCAAGGAGTTGAGCAAAGAGTTGGCATTTACTGCCGCTCATATTGCTCGGCGAGCCATTAAGAACGTGAAAAGTGTTGCCAATGATACTGGTAATTTGAGTCAGAATATAAAATACGAGGCCAATGGAAAATCGGTA